CCGTTTGGCGGTCCCTAATCTTATCTGAAAGGTCTAATTGCATCGTTTTTTGATCTAGCGCCGTCTTCAGGTGTTTTGTTGCCATGGCTGCATCACGTATATGTGAATCTAAGCCCTGAGGCAGGCCTGTGGCACCCAATAAAAACATAGCCAAATCATTCCTTAGCTTCTTATTCATTGCCTACGTGAACCTTCTGAGCTTAGCTGGAACATGATGGCGTTGTTTGTCCATCATGGCCCGGGCTTCAGGTGTATTATCATGAGCTGCATGAGATGTAGGGGCATTCTTTTCATTAGATTGCTTAATCTCTTTATTGATTCGCTGGATAAACCAGATCCTCTGCCATATAGGTAAGCTGTATCCTTCGTCATATGAGAATCCCATATAATACATAAGTAGGAATATCTGCTCTAGATAAATTTCCTTATCATTCGGTGTCAGGCCAAAAAAACCCGGCACCCATCGGAAGCCGTACCTCCGATGTTTCAAAACAAGCAGGACAATCCATCCAGGCCTTCATCTCGATACCTGGTTCATTCTTGTCAATATATTTTCGAAGTGCCAAACTATCACGAGCTGGCATATTTCTAATGAATGCATTAATCTTTGATTTGTCTGTTACACCATCAATCGAAACAATTGCAAACTTAAGTCGCATTGTAACCAAGTTATCGCCTTGAAATCCAGACTTCTTTTTCCTTTCAGAAATAGTCATAATCTCTTGTTCATCTTGGCCAGTTAAGAACCTAAACTGTACAGTTTTCTTTGTCATAGGAAGTTCAAAGTTAAAAAGATTCTGTCCAATCTCAACAGGTTCGATCCCAAGTTGTTTTACCGGCAGTTCTGCAAGATCAAAAGACTGTTTATTCTTTACATCGCATGAAGGACATGTGACATCAACATCGTATGATTGACCATATCCTGTTACACGTAATGCGACCATTAATGCATTGCGATCACCAGAAATCATTTTATGAACGGCAACATCTTTATTAATCATACATGATTTAATTAAATGAGTGATTACAGTACCCTTTTTAATGAGCGCTCTAGAGGTAAGAATATCTTCCTCCCTTGCGGTCATTGCCCGAACCTCAACAGTACTTTGTCCATGAAGAGGGCTATCGGCTGGATAAACTATCCCACCAGACGGCAGTGGTACAAGCTCAACCGGAACCTCATATCCAAAGTCATCTTTCATTACATTAGACGTCGGAACATTCGACTGTTGGCCACCAAAAACTTTATTACGCGAAGATCTATCGTTAGACATTTATTACACCTCTTTTTAAGGTAACAATACTGTGCACGGATGTAAATATCACACATGAAAAAAAGCCCACCGAAGTGGGCTCTATAAGCTTACAGCAATAACACGCCCTAAGGCGTGCTATAATCTGTGTGATATATCCGAACTAGAACTGTAAGACAGCGTTATCAAATCTTAAAGTAAGACTAATCTCAGTAGGTTCACCGGTATCATATGAAAGATCACCAAAACCTGCTGAAGTGATAAACGCGCCCTTTATATCCCAAAGTTCAACGACTGTCCCGACAGGGTCAAGCATTTTAAGTTGGCAATCGCGTTTATAAAAATCCGCGTAACCTGCTCGACCTGAAACTGATTCGAAGTGTGTTCGAACCCATTCCATTACCTGTTGGGCACCAGACGGTGCAATTGGATCATGCAGTGTAACCGACATTGTTTCAAATGTTGTCTTACCTGCAATATAACGGGTTGCATTGATAAAAGGAAGTGTGATTTCCTCAGTAGTCATTGTGGGCCGAGCCGCTGTCTTCATTAAGAACGAATCGATACCCTCAATAGCGAATACCCACCGAAACTGGCGTTTCGGCTCGAACTTGTTCGGAAGCATGTCGGTGACTGAAAGTGTTTCTGCCATTCTTAATTTCTCCTAACGATAAGTATCATCTTACTTTACTAAATCTCTGCGCCGGCGTTGGAAACAACAAAGTCAAGTGAGATAAATTCAAGCGACCGGGTAGGTTGCAAGAAAATCTTTCCTCTAACAGTATTATTTTCAATGTCAGCGAGCGTTGTTGTGGTTGTATCAATCTGTACCTTAAAGCGGTCCAGACCTTGTTGCTGTTGAATCCTGACAAGAATTGGATTCACGGCACCTGAAAAGCGAGCCAGTGTGGTTTCGCGATTAGGTTCAAAGATAAACCCATTCGCAACACCTCTAACCTGCCGTCTAATTTCGATAAGAAGACGTCTGACATTCACGCGATCCAACGCGCTCTCGGCAGCTTGAAGTGTCTTCTGACCAAAAATTGTCGGTCCGCCCTGACCTGGGAATGCTGTGATTGGATTAATCCTAGCATCATAAAGTTCATCAAGATTATTGCGGTTTGTCTTTAATTGAACCTCAATGGCATTTAATGCGCCACGACTGAACCCTGCAGGTGCGAACCATGGGTGGGCCACCCTATCGTTGAGGCCGAATGCGCCGAGAACTGCGACCGACGGCGGGGCTTGCACGTTGGTATTTGTAGTTGGATCGGCAACAACGACGTCAGGAAAGTATGCGGCGGCAAAGCTTGAATCCAAACCACGACTCTTAAAGTTATTAACAGTATATGTTACATTTGGTGATCCGGAGGATGAGCCTGTAACTTCTAGATTCTGTGAATCGAATTGTTTAACGTCCATGATATAAAGCGCATCAAAGCGATCATCCACTGCATCAATTGCCCAATCAGTTACCTGTGTTTGGCGTAATCCTGGAATTGCAAGAAGCTGAATATCAACGTCTGATTTTTCTTTGAGGATATCAACGGCCTTACGGTATGCACGAATGGTAGGTCCTTCGGTACCACCCTGTCCAGAAACATCACCAACCTCCATCTTCACAGCAGGATCAAGCAGCTTTACCTTATCTTCATTAAAGATGTTGACCCCGTCAAAACCACCTTGAGCAAAGAATGAGAACTTAAAGTACTGCTTCGATGCCAGATCACCAAAATCTTTTGATACATCAAGGAATCGACCGGATTGGGTTGTACCGTCGGCTTTCGTAACCGAAGAAGCAAGTGAACCATTCCTTCGATACGTCGCTGCTTGCCATTCTTTATCATCGACAACGTCGCTGGATGATTCAGTTGCAACCTGCACATTTTCAAGGGTGAATTTATTATTATTGAAAACGTCGCTATCAAGAACTATTCCTGTACCTACATCGGCGATACCGGCATTATCACCGACCCATGGATTTCTATAACTTGTATGGAATATGGGCATGTAGTTAGTATACGACTCAATTGGTGACTTTTGCAAAATCGATGCATTATTCTTATTTGGTTCAGCTAATTTATCGATTGGTTCAAATTGGACACCCCAATATAGCTGTGAATCTTTGCGCTTTGTAATTCCGGTACCGACCGCAACATTTTCCCTAAAGGGAATAGGTGGTTCAACAACCTTACCCTTCCATGCTGATGCAGGAACAACAGTTGTTGTGCCGACCACCGATGCAGTACACATCAATAAAGGGTTACTATTTGAATCAGTGCCTGATGTTAAGAGGTGATATGGTCCTCGAAAGCCTACCGGTAATGCAGTTTGATCAATTGATCCTGCATCAACCTCAGTTGCCATTTCAACCCTAACATAACTTGATGCATTTGTGAACTTACCATCAACGACTAGTTTTTGACTTCCTGCACGTTGATCAAAATCATAGTACGTATTCATATCGCCTATAACTCGTGCGATATAGCGGTCCGAACCTGGGTCAATTGATAATCCTCGGAAGGCCTCACGAACCTGTAGATTTCTATCATCATCCTCAAACGACCTAACCACAAGATCAAATTTACCGAATTTAATATCAGGATTATTGGATTTTTGAATATTTTCTATTGAAAACTTTATTCTAGAGTTTGAATAAGCACCGTCATCTAAGCAGTGAAGCTTAAAAAGATTATTCGGTGTTCCACCAAATTTTTGTGAAATGATCCATGATGTAAATGGAGTACGGAATCGATCTTCGAAACATTCATAGTTTGGAAAGGTAGATGACCCAGTGTCTTGGTCCATAGCACCAGTCGTAATAAATGCTGCTTGTTGGCCGCCAGACGTGGTTGCAGTCTGAAGCTGTACACCGGCGCCTGTAACAACCGCTTGTGCATTATAAATGTCATAATGCCGATAGAGGTAATGTCCTTTAGACTCAATCTTAAGGGGATCGGTATTAAACACATTTGTAAAGTAATTTGTTGCCTGTGGATCAAACGATGCAGTTAGGATATTTTTACCCTCGCTATCCGTCTGCTTCAGGCCGTTCATGAGCATAACAAATTCTGAGGTGTTTAAATTAACGGTTCCGATATTTGAACCTTCGGATGTTTTCCCAGTACCAGCAGACTTGACCATTGCCGTCGCTGTTGAGCTTGCCGGAGTATTTGTTCCATCAGTACCTGCTGAACCAACAGATGATGATAACGAAAGCATTACACCATTAGGGGCAAATAATACACCTCGAATAATTGGCAATGAACCGGTAGAGTCTGCGTGGATCATTCCAGCATTACTAAACGCTGTGCTTCCAGCGGATTCCGACATGAACGCGCCTAGGAAATATGTTCTACCAGAAAGATCACCATATACATGGGTATTTGTCGCCACAGTACCATTTGCTTGAGGTAATTTATCACCTACCACAAATCCTGACCAGGTCACCTTACCTGCATTTGCACCGGAACTTGTGCGACGTTTGGTATCACCAGCACCTAAAACCTTAAGATAAGTTCCAGCAGACCGATTCGCCAGCCACTGTTGAATTGCTAACGGTCCAAACTTCTCTCCATCAGTATCACCAAAGCGATTTGCAAAATCCCGATATGAAGCAAAGGTAACCGGTACAAAAGCGGGGCCTCTAATGGACGTCCCAATAACTGCTGCCGGGATCCCGGTCGGCAGAGTGGACGTAGGACCACTTAAGTCAATCTCCCTAGTGCCAACACCTGGACTTCGAAAGGTTAGTTCAGCCATCTATTTACTCCAATTCCATTGTATAGGTATCAATCATTCGAAAGATACTCCAGCATTCGTAATGATAAAGTCAATTGCGATGAACTCAATTGCCCTAGTCGGCACAACCACAATTCTAGCATTCATTCTATTTTGTTCAGCGTCTAATTCAGAGTTATTACTTGAATCGCATACAATCTGGAATGATTCGATACCTGCTTGCGCCTGGACCAATGATAATAACGGTGTGATCTGCTGTACAAATCTGCCTCTAGTGGTAGCATTATTTTGTTCGAATAATAGATTTCGTGCAACACCGGCAATTAACCTCTTAACCTCTAACAGCATTCGGCGGACATTTACGCGATCCAATGCTGACGCGGCTTGCTGCATTGTCTTTTGTCCGAAAATAACGAATCCGCCTGTTGGGAATGTCGCAATCGGATTAATGCGATTATCATATAAAGTATCTCTATCTTCCTGAGTTAATCTCGTTCCGACGTTTTTAACAAAGTCTAAAGCGCCTCTATTAAATCCAGCAGGGGCAAACCATGGATATGAAACCCTATCATTAAATCCAATTGCCCCTAAGGCGGCGATGGATGCAGGTACCTTCACACGACGATTACTAGATGTATCATCGATTGTAATGCTGGGGAAGTACGTCGCAGCATAGTTGTTATCGATTGTACGACCGTCAAATTGTTCTGCAGTTTCAAGAACATCGGGCTGGAGTGTAGAGTCATCGTAAAGTCTGGTTGACGTTGTACCATTCTTCATTCCATACTCAGGAATATCCATGATGTACATTGCCTTACTATAAGCCTTAGTTTGATCAGCTGCATAATCAGTAACAAGAGGTTCTCTTATGCCTGGAATAGCTAGTAAGTTAGTGTACACAACGAATGGATCCGTATTAAGTCGTATTGCCGTCCTAAAGGAAGAGATAGAGTTATTGTTTAGTCCTGCACCCATTGGGTTATTATGTGCAGAAACATATACATTATTAACCAATCCTGTATCCGGATTTCCTGAAGCAGCTAAGCCACCGGTTCCTTGAGATGTTGACCGGTCATTACCATATGGAATGTTTGAATCAAGAATATTGAATCCGTCGAAACCACCATAGAGAGGTAATGTAAATTTCGCATACGGTGTAAATCTATTAAATACCGTAGAACTTGATGCAAGAAGTGTTGCTAACGATACCCTGTTTGCTTGTGTGCTAGTTCCAATGACGTAATTTTGTGTTGCACTTTCAGCACGTGCAGTATGCGGAATACCGTTTCTAACATATACGGCACCCAACATATGGGCCTTGGCTGAACCGGTAATTTGTGAAAATGCAGTTGGTTCTGCATTTGGGTCACCGTTATCAGAATCAGGTCCCATGCCGATTCTAGCCATGGTAAATTTGTTATTGTTAAATGCATCTGCGCCGGCGCCTGTAACAAGCATGTCAAGCTTCTTAATACCTAAGAATTTTGTATATGCACCTATTAAGGGATTTGCTAATGACGAGATGTTAGGATCCAACGCCGGGGTTGAAATTGATGCTGTCTCTGGCATCCTAGTAAATTTAGTACCCCAATAGAACCGATTATCAACTCTCTCATCAGAACCTTGATCACCCTCCCATGTTGAACCGGCAGTTGCTCCACGAGTAACCTTATATCGGAAAGGAAGAGGCGGGACAATTGACCCAGATAAAAGGTCCATGGCACCCGTTGCCAGCGAGATCGTCGCTCGAGGACCATGGTCTGAGCAACTGTATATTAACCGAATCCCTGTAGAACCTAAAGTGCGACCATCTGCTGCAAGGGCCGTCTGGGCAGCACCAACGGATGCGCTATATGCTGTGAGAGCATCGTTTGTCTTAATGACAGGAATACCTCTG